ATCCGGTTTAGGACTGGGTGAGAATGTATGGATGCCTTGTTTATCAAAGTTCAGGTTCATTGGATGTGTTTCACCCAATTCTGCTGCTTCATTTATTTCTAAGCATTTAGGCTCACCGTCGCTATCTCCTTCTTTCACTTGTTCAGCACTGAATGGTAATTCGGCTGTCCACCTATCGATTTTTACTTGGCGTGGCATAATTTATCTCCCGATTTATATACAGCGACCCCAGAAAGGACGTACTTTCTGGGGTCGTAATATTTTAGATGTCGACTTCTACTTCGATTTCGTCGACGTCTTTTGTCCTATTTTCGAGGTTTTTCTTCGTCGCCTCGAGTTCTTCTTCGTAGGATGCCACTTGTTTCTTATTCATCAAGTTCTTTGCACGCACCCATAGACAATTCTTGGATTTGGCACGGCCGCCACAGTCATGGGAGCCCACACCATCTTTCTCGAATTCCACACCTACTTGGCATACGGGATTATCCGTTAAAGCAATTATTGTTGCTTTCTGGGGTGGCATAAGTGCCCTAGCGAATCTAGGGATCATCACCCAACATTTGGTACCCTTTTTTATTTTAGCCATCGTCAGTCTCCAATATGGCTATGTTTCATCATAAAGCCAAGTGAATGTTTCTTTGTTCGTCGTACCTGCCGATGCACCAGGGTTGTTTACCTCGAATTGGTATACAACAAAGTCTCCAAAATCGCCGGTGCTGGTCTGAGAGCCATCAACACTTAGTGGACTACCACTGGTATGTGTAAATGCTGTGACTGGGTTCGTTAGCAAGGCTGCATAATTACCCTTACTCAGTAGCGTACCACTAGTACCGGTCGTTCCAGTAGCCTGAACATATGGTGTGGCATGATCTTTGTCAGCTCTAGCAACCTTACAATAAATCGCATTGGGGTCACCGCCTGGGTCAAGACTATTGGTTCCGTCAGTATACCATCGCAGGTTATTAATAGTACCAGTCGGTGCTACAGAAGCAGATAACCTGGTACAACACCAAAAACTACGATTCGTACCAGCAACAGTTGGGATCTTGATCGGATTTGAACTTCCAGCAGCTGTTGTCTGATGCGAGTCGCTGGCATTTACGACGGTATTCCCAGCACCGGCAGCATCGATAGTCGTCTTTGTCGGCCCACCAGCTACTCCGGTCCACCGTTTTATTGCAACAGTTGCAGTCATTTGTATTCTCCAATACTGCTTTAGTATTCAAATTATCTTTGCCACGATTAAAATAGCAGCAAATCTAATGATAAGGAACATAAATTATGTCTCTAAAACTATCAACAGCCGCCAGAAACGCAGTATGTGATGCTGTAACAGCCAAATTAACTGCCGGTAGTTTTGGGCCATATCCAGGAGCTGTCATAACTGTTTATACCGGAACTAGACCAGCCAGCCCAGATAATTCTCCAGCTGGTGGTACAGTTGGTGTAGCTAGCTTTGCCCTAGGTAATAGTCCAGGATTTGACCCAGCAGTAGGTGGTGTTGCACAAAGTAATGATCCATCCTATGGTCCTCCTTATGAGGACGAAAACTCACAATCGGGGACAGCAGTATGGTTTAGGATGACTAATAGAGAAACTGCATTAGGAGTGGCCTTAATAGATGGTAGTGTAGGTGTTCTAGGTAGCGGAGCAGATCTAGAATTTGATAGTATAGTATTTAATGGAAGCATTGGTGCTCCAACCCGAAGTACTCTTACCAGTTTCTTTATTAGCGTTTATGCACCATGACAACAACCGTCGCTGAAGCACTGAAAAACATAATGATCGATACCTTGGTCGATCTAGTTGACCAAGGTACTATATCTGTCGTAGGCGGACATATTAAATTCTATACAGGAACAAGACCGGCAAGTCCAGATAATGCACCAACAGGTACATTCCTAGCTCAAAAACAATTAGTAAACCCAGCATTCCAAGATGCTTCTGGTGGCTCATCAACAGCCAACGCTATAGGATCATTTGCAACATGGGCCACAGGAACAGTAACGTGGTTTAGGATAGTAGATCGCGACGATAATGCTATCATGGATGGTACATGTGGGATAACAGGTAGCGGTGCAGATATAGAATTCAACACAGTAGATTGGACTTTTCCAGGCACTGTCGAAATCACCAGTTTAAGAATTTATCACCCATAATGTCTAGACCACAAATCGACTACATCTACGAAGAAATTTATGGTACCGCCGCACAAGGTAGTGTTACTTATGGTGACACGTATAGTGAGAATCTCATAACTATCCCGACTGGATCATTCACTCCTGGATACTGGTTGGCTCTCCTAGGATATGAGATGGTTGGGATGGGGAGTCTCCATAATCCTAGTGCGGATTTTACTACATTTCAAATGGATGGTACTCCCATCCCATCGGGAGGTACATTAGCTCATGATTGGACCGGTACATGGAGCCGACCTATTTGGGACATGCACCAACCAATACAGTCTTTTGGAACACATACAGGCTGGTTAGATGCGACTGATGAATATTCGGTTGGTTTTATAGCCCAAAGAGATTACCTCATAAGAAATGTAAGATTATTCCTTATGAGGATTTCTGAAGAAGGTAGTATTACCAATCTACCTTTTTATCTCGGTGGTGCATCTACACCAGTTTCGATGTTCTCAATATTCACCGAGATGCCCTCAAATACCTCTTCTCACTTCAGCGGTTCTAACGCTGCATTTACAATCGCAAATCCTCAACTTAGCGGAGGACTAGGTGATAGATGTCTTGCAATCGGAACTGTTTGTGTAAGGTCTTCAGGTGTAAATTGGCCTGGGCCTATGGAATTTTGGATGGAACACTATTATGATACTATTACTATAAACGCCAGTAACTCTCTAATTATTCCGCGCATGCATATGCCACCAAACGATGTTGGCAAATCAAGTTCTGAACAGCGATGTTATACTTTCATATTCCCATTCGATGCCGTTATGTCAACCATATCAATGCGAATGAATTATGAATATCCAGCAGGTGGATGGGGTGGGATGGCACATGTCGACAGCACTTATGAAGTAGGATTCAGAATCCAACTCTTGAATTTAGAAGGATTTTATGATCATACAACAGGTAGAGATACTTTAAGCGGTGCTTGGCCAACAGGTGCTTGGGGAGTAGGATGGCTTAGTGGCGGTAGTCAAGCCGATACTGTAGCAGATACATCAGAAGCCCCTGCTCTAACCCTTTTGAACACAACTCAAAACCTCGGTGGCCCAAGCCCATTAACATATCCACTACAAAACCAAAGGATCAAGACGGACATAAGAACTTATGATGCCACAGACCCAATCACACCAGAACCTGAATCAGATCACAAGGGTATACATGAATGGCACACTCTTGATGCATTTACTGCAGCAAATGGATGGAGCGACCCTGGAGTTACAGCTGATCTAAGACCAATGAATGAGGTGCTTGCAGGATCTAGAATACCAATAAATCATATGGTAATAATGCCAGAGGGAGGACCAAGCACATATAATAGCCAACTCAGGCCAATGAGTACTTCTCCAGACCCAGTACAAACAAGGCCTGGAACAACAGATGTTAGAACATGGGCCTCGTTTACATTATCAGACAATAGAGAATATCATACAGGTGCTGGTGGCGGAATAATCACTCTATTCAAGGGAGAAGGTGATGGTATAGCAGAGGTAGAAGCTACTATAGATCACACCACAGATGCTCTATTACAAGCGGAAATAAGTGTCACACATACTACTGATGCGAGATTATTATTACCAGCTACAGTACTACATGAACAAACAACTGACGCTCTATTACAAGCAGAAATAAGTATCACATATACTACTGACGCTTTATTAGCCGAAGAAGTCTCTATAACCCACACGACCGAAGCAGAATTGTTTGAGGTATTAGCTGTAACTCATACTACAGATCTGTTATTATTTGAATCTGATATCCCACAGGACCACACAACAAACGCTCTATTATGGGCAGAACAAACCCTTACTCACACTACAGATGCTGAAATAAAATTCCAATACGATATTGACCACACTACCGATTCTCGCGTCTTTGGAGCATTAAAGCATAGTTCTGATGCTTCTGTATTATGTGTTGGAACTGCTATTAGCCATACTACTGATTGTTGGGCAGCGGTAGCAGTTGAACAGACATATGATCACACAACCGATGCTCTATTATGGTCAGAGGGTAGTCTAGCTCATACTACCGATGCCGCTATATGGGCCTTAGAAGAATTAAGTCACACAACAGATTTATTAATATACCGATCACACAGAAAGTCATATACTACTGATGCATCGATGCAAGAAATTAACATTGTATTGTCACATACTACTGATGCATTTATTGGCAATGTAGTAGGACACCATACAAACGCATTATTGAAAGAAGAAGTACAAATAACTCACACTACAGATTCAATATTATCTGAGCAACATGACATAACTCATACCACTGACACATTATTGGCAATTCAAAGAGGTGCAGCCCATACCACCGATGCAATCCTCGCAGAAGAACACCAAATAACCCATACCACAGACGCAATCTTGGCAGAAGAACACGATCTACCATATACTACTGATGCATGGCTAACCGGATTCAAAATACAAACTACAGATGCTAGTCTATTAGAGACTATTGAGATAGAACAAACAACGGATGCATTAATCAAACGAGAAGTCCGAATATGGCATGGTACAGATTCCGAATTGCGAGACGAAGGAAGATTATGGCATAGTACCGATGCTCTAACATCCTGGGAAACAGATGGCGTTGGTAGTATTAATTTTGGTGATTTAGTAACTCTTCCTTCAATTGCCGCATCAGCAACAGCGTATAAATCATTATTCATTACTGGTATAGCGGAAGAAGATCATGAGACTTTCCCGCCAGATGGACATGTTGATTCAGTCTACGAAGAGAATATGAATACATTAGATGGTTGGCGACCACCAGATCAATTCGGGCGATACCCGACAGATCCCGATTATCCTAATGCAGATCCTAAACCATGTAGCCCATGCAGTGGTGGAACTAGTGGTAATATTCCACGTAAGACTATCCACCAACAATCTAGTGAAGATTGTTCTTGCGACGAAGATAGTACCGAATAGTTCGGTAATGCTATTTTCTAATAAGAGCAATAATGTTTAATAATAGGTTATCTCTAATAAATATGTATAGTGCCGTTTCGATAACGATGATCGCTATAATACTCCAATAGAATGGTACATTTGTTGCGAATATCCATCCTAGAGAGCATATCACTAAATCAGATATAGAATTTACTATAGCATCACCAGCATACGTTGGATGGCCTTTCCTTCTATATTTCTTAATAATATATTGCGTATTTTCAATTATCTCCCATACAAATTCAGCTCCGAGAGCTATTACCCATGGTAAACCTATAAGGCTAAAAATCACTCCGTGAAGGAAATGAGACCATGTATAAAAATCGACTATTCCGCCGCTGTTTAAATGAGGAGCGTACCATGCTCTGCCCATCAGACGGAGTATGATCACTAATAAAACGATATAGACAAATAATACCACCATATTTATACATAGAAATGGCCCGACGAGCAACCTCGCCGGGCCATATCCGCCGCGTAATTCAGACCGAATCCCAAATCATTCGAGATTACAGGTCTGGTGTTAGGTCCCGTGCGTCCTGATGCAGGTCGCCAGTAAGGCCTGCCACGGTGTTGGTCAGGAACTTGTCGTGACCGATTTGGAAAGCGAAGTCCACAGCAGAAATGTTCGCTTGGGCATTCGCGAAGGACACCTGATCCACCAAGCCGATGACAATCGGGAATCCACGCGTTGCGTTGTGCCGTGCTTCGCCCATATATGGGCTGAAGTCGGCCGTGGTCGTGTCGCGGGCCTTTACCTCAACCAGGATTTCGTTCGCCGGAATACTCATGACCAGCGGACGAAGTCGCTTGATCAAGGCCGCGACCGACTCGTGACGGTGCATCTGCCGGAAAGATCTGATCCTCCGGAATACCGTAATGTCGGTATTAGCTGGTTGTGCAGCCATGAGTGTTGGCCTCCATTTTACCTTGAGTTAGTAACCATTACAATTTATATTTGCTGAGAGAAGCAACTGCTTCAATTACATATTGATCAATACGATCCACTAAAAATTTTCCGCCTAACAGTAAACGGTCTCCAGGTCTGTCTGGCCTGGGGTTGAACTCTTTTAAAACGTGGCAGATTCTCCGCATTATATTTATTATTTATATTAGTCACTCTATGGTTATGTACATTATCATGAATAGTAATCAAATCCTCAGAACCAATATCCCTTAAAGAACAAGAGGCAATGTTATGGGAATTCACCAAGTGATTCCTAAGATCTCCTGACCAACCCCATGTGCTACCAGGTAATCTAGTGATTGGTGGCAACTTCGCAAGATCTTTAGATTTCAAATGCTCAACTATTTCCTCATAACCAAGATAATTAGTCCTGAACCAACCACGACTCGTTTTCGTATAAACAACAAGCTGCGGAACTATCATCTTCTTTACAAGATCACCAATCTTGATAGAGTGTTTCTTATCGATCCGCAATTCTGAAACATGCGATAAATCATTCAGATCATCAAAATATTTCTCTTTTAGTCTATCACAAGGTATACAATTCGGGCCAGTCAACAATATATGGATAGGCTTCCCAGATTCCATCGCCGCAGCTCTAGCAACAGCATAATCAGATGGCAATTCCTTCTTTTCAGCAGTTAAACTCCAAGGATCTTTAAGACTCCATATAGATGTTGTAGTAACCAAAACTCCATATAGATGTTGTAGTAACCAAACTCCACTCGTTACCGTACCCAACACCTATGACAAGGACGAATACGATAGAAAATATTACACCTCTCATCTCCTTACCCTTTATTAATAGGGTTCTCCAAGTCTAGATCCATGGTTACCATCATCCGGATGAGTTCTTTAAAGCTTATTTCGGGCTCCCATCCGAGCTCCTTCTTAGCCTTACTAGGATTTGAATGCAATAAATTAACGTCAGCAGGCCTCAAAAATTTCGGATCAATCTCCACATATTCTTCATAATCCAGCCCAACACACTCGAATGCTAATTGGGCTAATTCTCGTACGCTATGTGTTTCACCGGAACCAATCACAAAATCCCCAGGCTCATCTTGTTGGAGCATCAACCACATAGCCCTAACATAATCCTTAGCATGGCCCCAATCCCTCTTAGCATCCATATTACCAAGATATAACTTATCCTGCAACCCTAATGAAATCCTGGCAGCAGCTCTAGTGACTTTCCGTGTCACAAATTCATATCCGCGTCTTTCAGATTCATGATTGAATAATATACCATTACTGCAGAACATATCATAGCTCTGCCTATAATTTATAGTAGTCCAATATGCTGCCAACTTCGCAATAGCATATGGACTCCTCGGTCTAAATGGAGTATTCTCATCTTGTGGCGTCTCCGCTACATCTCCGTATAATTCACTACTACTGGCCTGATAAAACCGCACATTCTTATCAACAAGTCGTATGGCTTCCAAGACCTTGAAAACACCTAAAGAATTGATACCAACAGTAGTGATAGGGTGATTCCAACTAGCGGGAACAAATGATTGTGCTGCCAAGTTATACACTTCGTGGGGACGTATTTTATCGATCAATTTCATAACCGAAGATTGATCAGTAATATCCCCAAAATGCATAGTGATTGAGTCAAGTATATGATTTATCCTAGCAGTATTCGGCGTACTAACACGCCTTGATGCACCATGTACATCGTAATCCTTTTCTAGTAAGAATTCCGCAAGGAATGATCCATCTTGACCAGTAATACCTAGAATCAATGCGCGTTTCTCAGACATAAGCTCCTCCAAAGATAGATTATGAAATATATACAACAGAGATAAATTATGCCAAGAACAGAAACAGGTTGGTCAGCATACAGGACATGGTATCATCCTGTAGAACAGATACGCGATAGTGTGCATTCTATTGCATTTGACGAAGAACAAACGAATTGGCTTCTAGGCGATGAAGATATAGATTTTCCCGACCCACATACAGAATCTCTAGATGGCCTCGCTCCATTAATGATAGAAAATAATCTACATGGAAAATGCATCTTAATGATACAATTCTATATTGAATCAGTCACTATAAACGATCATGAAGAACAAAACGAAGAACTAAGTAGTGCTTATCTATTAAAATTAGATGATTATGGCAACGAAGTTGCATCAGTACGCGTGCCGGAGACCATAGCAATGCCAATAGCAAAAGCATTTAAAAGAGAGATACAAGATACCCCATACGAGATTGATCGAGAGTGGAACCACTCAGATGAGATTCAAGAGGACTCAATACCTGATATAGTTGCATCACTCATCACAGAAGATCCATAAATACATCTAGCGTATTTAAAGAGTGAAACTGCAGATGGGTTCCGATCGTTTCGGAACCAGTCCCCGTGTTTCGATCCTAGTAACGGGGGATCGAACACGGGGACAATTTTATACTTCGGCTTCGACGGCTTCTTTATCCGGCTTCTCCAGCACAACCTCTCCATCGATCGCCTTCTTAAGGTAATCTATGGAAATAATACCACAGCCGTACTTCTCAGCCTTCTTCGTTTTATTAGAACTGCTTGTTGCATCCTTCTGGACAAGAAAGTCCAATGCCTTAGACACACCAGATTTAACCGTGCCACCTAATCGTTCGATGTCACCGATATAAGCCCTAGTGCCTGTTAAGCAGAAAGACAGGCCTGTAAAAATTTTCCCTTCTGCCGGTTGAGTCATCACTCCATCACCATCGGTGTCAACCGGTTCATCCTCCTGAGTCTCTTCTTTGATCGTGACACCAACCGACCGCAACTTCTCGATCAAGGGGCGGCACTCATCGATACCCTTCCGGATTGACTCACGAATAGTGTCACCGAATCCGGGGATCTGAAGTGTAGCCAACTTCTGATCATCAAGCCAATCATCAAGAGCATCCAATTGACCACTCGCCGTACCTCGCAAGATCTCAACACGGCGGCGACCGAGCAGATCAATTCCAAGAGATCCTAAGAAAACATGAAGAGGTAAGCACTTCTTCGATGCGATATTCTTCACGATTTCCGAAGCTCGTGACTCGCCGATACGCACACCGCCATCAAGTTCAACATCCTTCATCTGATCAACGGCCAAGGTGTACAAATCAGCTGGGTCACCAACAAGACTATTATCCCACAGAGCCTTCAAGATCGTGTCACCGATCCCAAGGATTCCGGTACCTTTCTTCGAAGTCCCAATCCAATGATCAATCTTGCCAAGACCCACCGCTGGGCACTGAGAACTTGAACAATATGTGATAGCACCAGTCTTGCCCCTCATAGTCCTTGTCGTAGGTTCACCACAAGTTGGGCACCGCTTCGGTTCTTCGATTTGTTGGCGTGTAACATGTTTACGAACTCGACGCGTGATTTTCGGGATAATATCACCCGCTAGGATTACCTCGACGGTATCACCAATTGCGACGTCAAGACGATTGATCTCGTCCCAATTGTTCAAAAGGGCGTGAGTAACATTCACACCGCCGACGCGAACTTCCTCAAGCAAAGCCGTAGGAATAACAGCCCCGGTATGGCCAACCGTCAAGATCACATCTTTAAGCGTAGTTTGGCCCGAGTAGTGCGGGAACTTGATCGCTCGAGCATACTTCGGACGCAGACGAGTCTTCTTGTCGGCAGTCACAAAGACATCTTGATGTGCAGCTTGATTCAAGCACACTACCACGCCATCGATCGCGAATGGAAGTTGTTCACGGCCGTCAAGTGTAGCTGCATAGAATTTCTTGACGTCGTCGATCGTTTTGCACACCTTGTGAGGAACAGGTCTAAATCCCAATTGCTTCAGAAATTTGAATTTACCTGATTCCGTAGCGAATGGGTCGCCTGGCACTCCACCGTCACCGGCTTCAACATTGAATGCGATAAATCGCATTCTCTCACTATCTTGACCATCATCACGGCTGAAGCAACCATTACCAATAGCACGAGCATTGCTCTGGTCCTTTTCATCAATATCATCAAAGGGTTTGCCAAGGTCACGGGATCGGATCACTTTCCAATCCTCAGTATAGAGAATGGCCTCACCACGCACTTCCAAATCCAAAGCTTCCTCTAGGACTGTTGGGAGTCCTTGGAAGTTTGCACCGTTGGCGGTGATATCTTCGCCGACTGCCCCATTACCTCTCGAGGCTACCCGAACAAGTTTACCGGCCTTATAGCTGGCGCAGATACTGCCACCATCGATCTTGAGCGATGTACAGACCTCTACAACACCATCGTCCTTGATCTTCTTGCAGACACCGGTGTACCAAGAATCGTACCCAAGGATACCGTCATCAGTATTATCGAGCGAACCCATTGGGATAGCGTGAGTGACTTTATCACGCAGTTCGGCTTCGCTGAAGGGGGCACCAACCCGATCGATACGCTCGTCATCTGGTGCTTTTGCTTTGAGAGCCGGACGGAGGAGATCATACTCCGCATCGGTCATAATCGCTTCCGAGCCAACGCGGTAATATGCGTGGTCAGCCTTGTCGATGAGCAATTGAAGCTTGTGAACCGGCAAGCTGTTGATCGCGGCTGCAAAGCCGTCTTCGTGGTGGCGTGAAGCCTTGATGAGGTCTTGTGCTGATGCCATTTTGGACTCCCTATTTGCGTTTTAAATACCTTCCAAGATATTGTTACAAATAGGGGTATGGCAGTTAAATTCATTCGGTAGATTGGGCTTCCCTTTTCCTTCTCCTCCTCGCCCTTCTCGTTTCTGTATTCACATCCTCCCCATTACTCCGTTTCCCAATAAGCTTATTCAACCATCGAACAAAAGCATAGACACACCACAGACCAGCTGTCATAAGTGCATAATATACACTTTCTGGCCATTCAGACGGTTTACCACCATCCCTGATCAATACCGCCGCAGGATGTAGTGGATATTTCAATTCTCCTTCCTCGGGTTTATTAGGAACGTTGGCCCACTGTATCTCCGGGATTCTATGTTGAAGAGCTCGTTGGCATACACCGGCTAAGTAAAATGCATCTCTATCACTCATAGCAGAAGAGCATACTAGGACACGGCGTGAACCAAATACATCGATCTTTGTTGGACAGAAATCACCATGAACATAAGAATTAGCTTCAAATGTATCAGGTAATAATTGTTCATAACTTCTAATTATCGCATCACGATCATTATCTAAACCAACTAAGCGACATGTGTCATCCTTAACAATGCTCTCTATTATCGGGGCATGTTGTGGACCACCATAAAATGCTACATCAACAAACCCTCTATGTAATGCCGATCGCATTTCATGCCAATCAGCAATACCATGAGCAGAATGTTGTCCTGGATTAAGACCGTAATGTTCTAGCACATATTCAGCACATCTACGGGTACCACTATCATATGGCCCGAGAAATATCCTACCATGTTCTAGCTTCGGAGCAATGTCTTTAAACAATATCGTGTTATTAGAGGTACCAATCGTATTTCTAGTCAGAAAGTCTCTAGTCACCAAGATATGTAAACAATTACGATCTAATGGTAATAGAATTCTGATATGCTTTGACTCGCCGAAACCATCATGTGTAAATCCAATAACTCTACCAGTATTGTCCTTACTAACACTTTCTCGATTTTCTTCGTAACCATCAGTGCCTATTGGGTCCAAAATATATTGTGTCACCCAGAATTTCCATGGTGAAGCTGATTGAGTTTCCATATATTCTGAGATCTCATGTACTAACGCTTCTGTAGATCCACCACTAGGACCAACAAGAACATCTATCTTTCTGGTACTAATATAATCACGATAATGTGAAGCACTTATCACTAGGATAAGCATGAATATCATACAGAACAATAACGGTATAGCATTCTCACTAATAAACCCAAATATCCATTTTAATATATGATATAGAAGAGAGCCAATCTGGTTTGGTAAATCGCTGAATCGTTCCATTTGACATACCCCAGATATATCTTTGTGAATAATTATTTAACAAGGCTACATGTATTATCACAACGGAGGGCTAAAATGAACGAACAGATGCAAATTACGGTTATCTCTTATATTCCTTTGTTGACCGGTAGAGCAGGTGAGATCCTAAGTCCGGAAGACTTCAATGAAGACAGATTCAAGGATTGTCATCCCGGCAACGTAGAAGCGTGCTTATGGGCACAAATCAGCGAAGAAGAAGGTGTGGTACCTGTCTTCGTATTGGACCGAGCCCATGAAGTAGCAGATCATTTAGTAGAGTGGGCTGAGAATGATTTAGATAGATGGTTCGCTCTATGTTTCCAAGAACGTGGTGATCTATACACAGCACTTTTAATGCCAAATATCGATGAATCTATTAGGCGATTCAAACAAGCCCAAATGATAATCAATAGGTCAAAACCGCCAGAAGACGCAAAATATACAGCGATCTTTCATCCATTGAAATTTACGTCTCAATCTGAAAACACATTCAAAAAGGTACGCGACAGAATCAGGGATAGATCAAACGTCGGTTTCTTAGATATCACTGATATCGATAAAGATAACCCACTAGATATTAATGAAGAAGATATTAAGAGTATTGGGCCATTTAATGTATGTTGGGACAGTACTGTATTTGGTCTTAATATAGAAAATTTATGCTTTGAAGATGAAGAAGAGGCCACCTAGACGATTTGCACGTCTGACCCCCAGGTTCCCCTAGTGCTCTGGACTACCTCGTAGAGGTAATACCCCTACATTGGCTCCCCGAAGGGCTGAGCTAAAGTGGCCACAAATTATGCTTTTGTCTTCTCTTTTGCTTTCGCTGCACGAGCCTTAACTCTCTCAATTTTGCCTAAAGCGAATTCATGAGCTTGGCGGAGCGAATCAACTGCTTTCTTACATTTCTCATAATTTGGAGTGATTTTTGCCAATTTGGCTTCACTCGCAGTTAACTTCTTCTTGATTTTTTCGGCTCGTGCAGTTAGCCTAGCAATCTTTTCATCTGGAGTTTGTGGTTGTTTACTCTGTTCTTTCTTTGCCATTTTTGTACCTATATTGATATTGCCACACGGACGCTTTGATTTTATTTAGATTTGATTATGCGAAGATGAATATAAGTATTCCAACAACTGTCATAAATAGTGCGTAGTAGAATAACCCTATCATCTCAATGCAGCCTCTAACCATCCGCAATTATAGGCGGCTTCATGTAAAAACCAATCGTACCCATGCCTAGATGGATCACAGGTACGATTAGTTCGTGCGTCCTTATAACCCTTTTCGAATGGGCCACGTATTCCTGGTAATTCCAGGGGTGCCCAATCGTCACACGTTAGGTTTGATGCGAACTGAAGCTCTGGCTGGCGGTGTCTTCTTGACTTCTTCTTTAGCCACCCCTTTGTCCAGAAGCTTCTGGCGCAATTCAGGAACTGTTTTAAGGCGTTCTTCATCGAACGTTAACACCACTTTCTCACTGCCTTGTCGTGGCTCAGTGACATCAATTTTGCCGAGACCTTCGACAGTAATATTCATCTTCTTACCGTTAGCCAGATCACGAAGTTCTTCCTTTTTCGCGTCCAACTTATCAGCAAGTTCTTGGGACTGGATTTGTAATTCCAGTGCTTCCTTTGCAAGATCCTGACCAATATCGGTTACAGCGGTACTCATAACAACCTCCGTAAATACCATATGCTAAAACAAACGCGGCGGGTAACCACTCTCTTCCTCCAGGAGCTCCCAGAACAAGTAGAGTACTTTGATGCATATATGTACGTAATGGTAGATCGTAAACCAGATAAAATAGTATCTGGAGCACAGTTTGGTACTGAAGTCAGAATTAATCCGTGTGTGCTAGACTGGGAGAAAAAGACTATAACGATGACTATTCCAAAAGATATAAATGAAGGTATTGATAGCTGGGATGATCTAGATCCAAATTTCTATGAAGCTGTCGAAGCAGCCTTTCTAGCATTAATCAAAAGTTGTCTTTAGAAAAGAACTTATTGACTTCACGCCACATCTCGTCAATCGCTTTAACATGCTTATTATATCTCTTTCTAATATCCTTTGGCATCCATTCCTTTGGGCCTTCATATATTAACTTGCCATTCTCTTTTATATTGACCCAACTACCATGTGTTTCACACGTCCATTCATGTTTCCTAAGTCCAAATATTTCGCGTATCCTACCGAAAGCTCCTCTCAGGGATAGCTTTGAAATCTTCATATGACATCCTCAGCATCCAAACATTATCTGTAACTACTCTAAATTTGTGAGTAATCCCAGACATGTCAGTTATAGTTACTAATCGCCCTAGATGCCTAGTACCATCAGATAATACTATACAAGTACTCGGATTACAACGCGACTCAAAAACAATAGCAACATCTATCCCAGGTTCTTCAAATCCATAATCAGCTAAATAAATATCACGATCAATTATAGAACGTACCGCAAAGTATTGAAATTCTGTGTTAGGAAATAAATATGGATCATTATGATGGTATGGATCGGTTAGGTATGGATCGTTCATTATATCTACTAGCAACTTTATAGTATCTTAATGGTCTAGGTCCATACAAACTTTGTTCTCCAGGACCGGCAATTCCAGAAGCAGCATAATGCCAAAAGGTCGTGGTCAACAATGGTGTAGCCCTACGAGCCAAATACAGAGCAATCAACCTCTCAAACATATGTGGTGTCCAAAAACCAATATCACGTAACCTAAGATTCCTAGCTATTCTAGCAAGCTTATCACCAAGATAATCAAAAGTAGCTCTAGTACAAAGAAATTGATGTGAGTAAATCAACCTTGGTTGAATATCCATAGCCCAATCATGTATATCGGCATCATATTCCTTCATAATCTCCCACACACTAATCTGATCATCAAAAAGATGTCTAAAGAACGGATCATAATTGGGAGTACAATATACCTCTTCCGGTATCACCCAATCGTCCCATATACCAATATATCTCGACGGTGCTGTTAGTCCAATCGCTCGTAATTCATCCTCTCGAAGCCATTTATTCAATTTTCTCCAGGTCTCACCCGCCTTAAAGTGTATACCTATATCAGCATGCATGATAGCAACATCATCGTTACCTATAAGATTATCCGCATGCTCCCAAATAGTAAGAATAACAGATGTTTCGAACAAACCAGAATTCCAAGAAGCATACGTGGGAAAGAAATCATTAGATTCTGACAAATCCGCATTCTTTACTTTAGTAGTACCACATGCAATCCTCCTAGCATTTACAATCTGGCTCCTAAATGCCTTCTTAGAAATAATGTCAGTCGACTGTGGATGACAGAGTAAAAATGCTTGAATCATAATAAAATCTACAGTATGAAATTAAGATTAATAGTTGAATACAAAGCAGTAACCCTGACAAAAGGGTTAATAGCACACTTCAAGAATGTGTTAGAGCCTATATTACCAAAGTTATCACGTATCAAAGACATCAGATCTATAATTAGGTACATAAACGCCGCATTCGAAAAACAACCATTCCAAGACCGTAGGATCGTTTTTAATATACCAAGTAAAGAAGACCTCGTAGACCCATACCCGGAAGCTATAATACAAGGTAATGTAGATCCAGATAATCTCATTATTAATCTAACACCAGGTAAAATATTTATCGAAGCAATTCGAAATCAAGATATTGGGCCAATTCTTGCAAGTGTTAGGACCATTATAGGGCATGAAGACACACATGTTCAACAATTCGGTAATAAAGATTCCAAATTATCCAAAAACCTGACTAATGAGAAACACTGGAAAGCACTAGAAGAACTTGTAGGCGAGAATGGTGCTAAATTCTCTAGTATGATGTATGATGATCCATCTAGCCTAGATGATCAACCAGCTATAAGAAAGATGATATCACAAAGGTACTATATTAACCTATCAGAATTGCCATCACACGCATATTCAGCAGTAGCAGAACTAGTCAATAGTGTAAAGAAAGAAATGCCAAACGCTAGACCACAAGAAGTACTACAAACAACTGACAAACTAATTAGGACACTAAAGGATGACCCCACAAATAAAACAGTCGCTAATGCATCCAAAGCAGTGAAATTATATACACAAGGCGTCGCCAAGGATTTTCCAAAAGCTGTACCAAGCTTTATCAAGATGATGGGGCAGACATTACGAAAATTAAGAGAAGAATTCTTCTAATGCGACTATCATTAATTACAGACGATACTACCAGACGCGACTTCTTAAAAAGAGAAAAGAACGGGAAGAAGCAGACCGCTGGAAACCAGACCCCGCCGCATCAAGTATGCATCAACCATGGTTCGAATCAGTACTAGAATCCCATCTCAGTTTCTATAAGTAATCTACCAGGTTTTGTCCCATCACTCTTCTGATATAAGTGGCTTCTATATTCATATACTTTACCGTCAAAATGAAGTTTCACACCACCTGTCATACCCTCCAGTCGCAGTGAAAAATCATTGCTTAAATCAGTCTCTGTTCCAACAACAGGAGCATTAGCTTCATCTATTCCAACTCCCTCTGGAAATAATATCAAAAAATATATAACCTTTTGCCCATTATGTTCTAATGGTTCTGGATTTTTATCTAGTCTATAATATCTCATTCAATAAATCCCATTTTCTTATCTATAGACAAGCGTGCTTCTTTTATTCCAAATGATTTCACATGAATATTATTACCATCATCTGCTTCAAGTTCAGCCGAAACATAACTAGTTAACTCATTATCACACCAGTGCATATGTGTGCCAAGCATCTCTGGGAAACGCGATTTCCATTTATTATGTAATAATCTAAAGAATTGCCAATATCGACTCCTGCCAGCCATACTAGATGAATATGCCCCATAATGAATTATAGGTAAGTCTGCCGCATACACACCAAATCCAGCCGCCCTCGCCTGCAAACACATATCGGCCCCATAAAAATGGAACCCATTAAACATCGTATCAAACCGCAGTCCTGTTTTCTTATTAAGAATAAATAAGCATTCATCAACACAATGAACTCTTGTCGGCGACTTTAAACCATCCCAATATGGTTCCGAATCAACATCATCTGTATGCCAGACACTACCTACCGCCACAGTATCCAATAATACTGCACCACCCCATGGCCCTATATCTCGCCTCTCCCTATTAAGATCTATCCCAGCAGCACCAAGTATTCCCCAATCTTTATCCAATTTCCCCAATGTCTCTTCCGCTATCGCAAACCAATCCTCTACGAGTGTAATATCTTGGTGAGCAATAACCAGATTATCTGATCTTGCAACCTTAATTCCTAAATTTAGAGCAAGGCTAGCTGAATATAACCCACTATCATTTAGTACGGGAATAATTTCTACGTCAAAATTACCACGGCACCGGTCTATTGAATCAAGCAAGCATTCTTGATAAATGTCCGGCTCAGAGATACAAGTAATAACAGAAAATATAGGCATCATCAAAATTACAGTAAAGGAGAATGAATCATGGCTACACGGGTAACTACCATCACCAATATTTCAACCCAGACAATACCTATCTTGCTGAACGCTATCGACCTCGATAAAGCGGCTGCAACATCGGATATTGATCCCACCCGTGCCGAGCAATTATCGATAGCGCCAGGTGCAGAACTAGTTATCGAGACACAAAGAATTGACATAGGTCAATTGGAACAACTACAGAGAAAGAATCTCATCACCTTTATTGGTTACTGAGTCACTAAAACAAACCTATCGTCTAGATATTGTCTCAATACGGGCAGCACTTGTTTAGGTCGCAATCTACCATTAGCACATCCCACCATCGGTAGAACAATCATATCGGCCTCTAATATATCTATTAACCTAGCTAATTGAATAGTAGATCTACGTATCAAATCGATATCCGAGTCCTGTTGCCAAGACAACCAGGGTTTATCCTCATCTAGTGGTTTAGTAGGAAATAATATAAATTTCTTTTTCCTGTATGGTAGTGTTGCTGTATTAGCACCGAATTTTTGGCATTTCTTACCATACCATATAGGTAGATCTGGATCTATCCCAGCAGCAGCTCTGGCTATACCAGCACCCATAGGATTAGAACCGTCTTTCTTCCAACCGATGTTGGTAGTAATGACGATCCACTTCCTTCTGTCGTGGAAGTTCCAGATGTTACCAACTCTCTCAATCATCAACAATCAAGTCAAGAATTCGTGCAGGGTTTATTTTGTCATAATAACCGCAATGTGGCTTATCTGTACACTCCCGTATGGTCTTCACAGCAGAACTTATAAAATGTAGAACATCAGCATCTGGATTACTGATCATTATTCCTTCATCTTTACCAAGATACACCGCGTATAAATAGTCATCCTCTATAATAAATATTAATTTTCGCCATCTACCAAGACCATCTGTGACTTCTGATTTAACTATATCCGATGCCTCTTTGCGCACCGGCAATTTCATACTTCGTAAGATATCGATCACAAGATCAGCAATCAATATGGTTGCTCCCCACAAAACTCATCAAAATCTATCTCAGTATCAGGATAATATAGATCGATTGCATATTTCTCAGCATCTAATACACGCTGTAACAATTCTGGGGTATACTTTGCAAGTTGCTTAGATGACATCTCGCCCATAGACGAATCGTTTATTCTCCCAGCATCTATAAATTTCTGCTCATCGAATTCTACACCGGCATTCTGTAATATATTAGTAGCATCAGTTACCAAGTTCTCCATAGTACCAACGTTGATTTCTCCTGATGGTACTCTCTCAATATAGACCTTATATAAAGTTGATACCCAACCGGGTTTATGAATCAATAGATTATCGACCCACTCCCGAAAATCATTAGATGAGCAATTTCTATCTATCGGATGGCTCATATGCCACCCATGCTTAACCCTAAATGCCCATCTAGATTGATACCACGTAATCGGATGCCTAACAAAAGCAAAATAATAAGCGGATTTAATAGTGTCCGGATTAATATGATTAGCTAGTTCTGGAAAATGCGAGTGTTGTTGCCCAACATGTGAGTATGGTTTACCGGTAGCCAGCTTAATAGCCTCACGGAACCACGATCCTCCAGTCTTAGGGATATGAAGAAATATCCATGTCCGTCCATCAGAACACTCGCCCATCAAAGCCATTACGAAGTCCTTCTTGTCAAAGCCTCTACCATATGCCTAGCTATTGCATCAAGGACATCCTCACCATCCTCGATCTTATGCCCAAAAACTTTGATGGCTTGGTCATCATTCTCCACACTACCCCATTTATATTCGGTAATCTCGTCTAATCGGTTCCGAAACAATTCAAAAACGTCATCCATGATACACCTACTCTATTATCTTCTCAGCTTCCTCCTCAAAACCAAGTGCAGTAAACATGGTGCTCATCCGATGGTGGTATGTATGGTGTTGTAAGACAGAATCTCTTTGTTTAGTAGCAAGAAGAAACCGCTCCTCCTCATTCTCAGGGCGACTATAATAAACACATCTTTCAAGATACTCTTCGGGAGTAGTAGCGATTACTATACCTTCGATAATCCTATCCAATCTTGGTACTGCATCATGTACCGCCAAAGCACCACATAGTGCTACTTTGAAAGCTCTTTCAGGTAGATCAATACCAAAACTTCTTGTATGCTGCTCCGATATACAAGGTCCCACCTTGCCACTATTGAAGAACGCACATACTTTATCATCGGCTATAGCACCGCTAGAAATACCATCTGGCCAATCGCCCCAACCGTGCAGTTTATGTGTTATCTTGCCATTCTGCAACACCGGCATCAAGCATTCAGTTATTGTAATAGCCTTATATGGCCAGATACCACCAAGATAGACGACGTCGAATTTTCTTTCCCCGTCTAGTAATTTATATATAACCTTATCACCAGCTGTGGGCATAGGCACCCAAGTAATTCCGGCTTTCTGTGACCAATAAGACCATAGAATCCTATCAGAATCATATCCGTAACCGAATACTACATCGGGCTTTTGTTTACGCACCCAATTAATAGCATCTGTTGATTCTGATACCCCATCGATAGTGCTAGGACCCCATGGATTGACATGGATAGCTATCTTCGCACGCCTGTTTCTTGGTATTTCTTGCTTGTGGCCAGAACAACCCATATAAATATCTGGGTTAAAATCATCCCAGCTAGCCCTATCATTATTCCATCGGCGAACTTCATGCCCTTTATCACGAAGAGCATTGATCCAGCCATCTGAAATATAACCAAAAGCACCACCAGGCCTGTGACATATAAGGACTCTCATTACTCACCATCTACAATAGTTGGGATTTGTTCTCTAGTAACAACAATATTTAGTTCTTCTGGGACCGCATAAATCGTGTAACCAAGGCACGCATCAACCACAAAACGCCCTAGGCCTTGACCATGATCTGTTGGTGTAGAAACCACCACGCCAGTTATCTGATACTTAGCACAGAATCTAGCAGCATCACTGCTATTCAACTTACCATCGTCATCTAGTAGCCGGAATTTGACGATATCACCACTTTTCATTTCGCATGCCTCTTTAATAAATTGCCCCAGCCCTGTTCAACCAAACGTTTATGTTGCATTTTGACTCTTTTCTCAATCCCTAATACAACGAGATTTTTCTCTTTGATTTTATTAGTCTCATGATGCTCATTCCAGTATGGTACACGACCATGCCACAAATGCAAGAAATCGAAAATCCTATCCTCTTTCCAATCACTAGCTCCAGATAACCTAGCGTAGAAATCACAGTCCTCACATCCGTAACCCCAATAGTCTTGGCAAAATGCACCAACTCTCCAATATGCCTGAATAGTACACCCTACTGATCCACCTTCAAAATATCCAACAACTCTATCACAATTTATATCATCATCCACTTTTCCTAAATCACATATACGATCTGTTGATTGCTTGTCGGCATAAACAACAGTACTACCAAGGTGGCATGATTCACGATCTTCCAAGATACGAGCAACAGATCTTGTATAATTTCCCTGAACAAGCAGATCAGCATCATGTAACACCACAGTCGGTGTAATCACCTTCGATACACCTGTGTTAAAAGCTAATGACTTATTAAATAACGGATTCTGGGCGGTAACGTGGCAATAAGTAACAGGATTGAAGTTATCGAGATTTATCTTGGTATTGGCATCTTGTTCAACAACTATAATATGAACAACAGGATATCGTTGTGCTCTTATATTATTGACAGCGGCTAAGATGCACTTTTCTCTGCCGGTATTTCTAAATGGTATTACATAAGATATTTCCGGCAATCTAGATCTTTCTGTTGGACCTATCCTCCTATAAGTTCTTTTAGCAAATATCTTCCTTCCTTCTCTGAGATGTGTACTTCTATCTTCCATAGCAGAAGTATCTTTATGGATCTTGAAATAAAGTTCTGACCCATCGACATCCCAAAATCCTGGATTTTGTAATTCAAATTCCCATGCCTTCTGAGACCAATCTACATGTTCCATTCCATATAGACCATATGCTTCATCAAAATAACCACATTTAACAAGCATTTCCCTCGAGAAAGCCAATACTGCACCATGTGGCTTTTCATCCACTACTCGCAGATTTAGGTTACCTCTTTTCTGCAATTTGCCTTCGCCAGCACCATACACACCAACCTGTCTGTAAGAGAAATGGTGCATACCTGTCTCTATCATAGCGTCATGGTATAAAGTGTCCCAGCCCTTTCTTAAAACTTCAACATCATCATTTAGAATCATACCGTAAGCAAATCTCGACAAGCACCGTATCAATCTATTACTATTGCCAGCTATACCTAACCTCTCTGAATTCTTAATAACCACAATATTATGATTGCTTGATAAATCATTCAGATATTGTACGGTTGGTTTATCAGTACTAGCGTCATCGCTGATAAAGAGGGTAGTTTTAGACAAATCAGTATTGGTGAGAATTGAATTTACTAATCTCTTTAAACAATCTGCTCTATTATATGATAGTATTCCAATTCCTATATTATTACTTATTGGGAAGATATTGTTCTTTAAATTGGATTGAAGCAATCTATTTGCATCTACATTTACTCTTCTACCGACGACTTTTGATCTCTTCCTTTGTCGCGGTGCAGCCCTCTCTTGTCTAATTATACTACGAGCTCTTGATACTCTAACTGCTTTCCGTGCTTCTTGCCGGGCTTTTTTACGTTCTTGTAGTTTACTTCTTTCTTCCTGCAACTGAGATTGATCTGGAGTCTCTTTCTTCTCTTGCCTCCTAGTCTTTGTCTTACCTAATATCACTTTATTTCTAATCAAGGACTGCGGTTGTTTCATACGTTTATTTGGTGTTGATTCATTTACGAGTTTTATAAATCCTCTAGTCCTATATCGTTCAAAATATTCACCCAGCACTCTTTTCTGGCGTGGTCGCAGAATAATCTCCTTGCCATCGGGGCCTATAAGATGAACTGCATAATTATTGTGATTAATATATTCGGGCATGCCTACCTCTTCACTTCAACATATAATGGCACAAAATTATCTGGTGTCACACTATGCATTCTAAATCTGCTTGGTTTCAGTATTAAATCACCACTGTATGAACCAGATCCATATTCAATATACTCCATAGCACGATCGTCAAGAATCTCGATCTTTTGTACTTCTTGTGTTGGAAAAACTTTGCTGAAAACATCTCTAAGCATTCCAGGAGATGCAAACTTATTTATCCCAACTTGGATGTCTACTAATATAAGCTCACCATCAACAATGGCAAAGAAGAATTGTGCTTGATCTAATTTGATTAAGCGCATCGTTTCATATAGCACCATAATCCTGTCTTTAACCAGTTCGTTAGCATGCGTGACTAATGTAGTAGGCTTATCAGATACTATGTCTATCTTATTACCGAGCCAATCCCCGCATATTATAACAACCTGATCTTTCTGTGGTTGCCTATATATCAACGCCGATAGACCAGCATTACCATAATGTCTTATAACGTAACAGAATATATCTTTTATAGGCGCGGAATCGAATGGGAGTAATTCAGGGTACTTTAATAGCTCTGGTAACTTTAATTTAGATGTACCAGACGTTCGCATTTTGGGACGTTTCGTGCTGGAGAATCGCGAACTTTCCATTTGCGGCGGTTTTGACATCTGACAATTTTACCTTTATAGTTTCTTTTGTTTGTTTCTCTTCTGGCATTGTTAATAATATAAATGGTACTCCAGAAACTACAATATGTAGTTCATCAGTCTCATGATCATAATTGACAATCAAACCATGCCATGTAGTAAACCATTTAGACCAAACAAAATAATCGCCGAATTGTGGCTTATATTGGGATCTAGGTTTGTACTGAGCCAGTACTGTCGGATTCGCTAGGTTTTGTTGTTCTAGTGAGTTTGTGGGTGTAGATGTCGTATTTGTAGATGAAACCATCGCCTAAATCCCAATAAATAAGTGTGCCTTGCCGATACCCACCCAACCACTGCCTTATAAACTTGT